TCCACTAAAGGGCGCTCGGGCTGTTCATGTTCCAGCGAATGTTCCAGAAAATGTTCCAGCGAAAACCGCCAAGTCGCCCACCCTCACGAGCCTCCTAAAACCACACTTCGATAGCTTCTTCTTCGGGCGCACGAATATGGACTTTGTGTGGAGCGCCCGTGAGATGAAGTCGCTAAAAGAACTCGGCGGTAAGCTCAGATCCGCTATGAAGGCTAAGGGTAATCCCGACAGCGACGAAGACATAGCTGAAGCCTTTCCCATGTTCTTAGCCATCATCCGAGACCAATGGATACTAGACCACCTCTCCCCATCAACACTAAACAGCAAGTACAATGAAATCATCGCTACCCACAAATCCTCCCAACCCAACAGAGCTGAAGAGAAGAGACGAAGGGCAGATGCCTTTGATGAAATGCGGGCGGGCGCTGATGCTATCCTCAGGGGACAAGGGTAGCGGTGTGGTGTCGATCGCTATACTCTCCAGAGCTATAGACGAAGATGAGATCGCTCCGCTTTGCCTCCTCAATAGAGATCCCGACGACAAGAACATGCTCTACGCACAGATGGCGAAGATCCTCATAGAGGTGAATGATTGGTTCGGTCAGCCGATACCCCCCAGCTTCATACGCCCAATGATAGATAGGATCATATCGACCTACCCCAATATGTACGTGGACGATCTGGCCATCTTCGCCGAGAGGGCTATGGCTATGGGCTTTGGACAGCTGTACGGCCAGCTGACGGCGCACACGATGATGACGTGGCTTGCCACCTATTGGAGAGAGAGGCAGGTCGCTATGGAGGAAGAGAACTATGCCCAGCATCTCTCCCATAAGGAGTCGGGCAACTACTCCGCCAGCTACGTAGATAGACACTTCGCCAGCTTGGCGGATAAAAAGACGATGAGATGAAGCGAACACCTACACAAGAGGATATACAGCAGGCGATAGCCTCCAGCGAGCCCCTCCAGCGAAGCCTAGCAGGGATAATGGCTAAGGCGGTATCCGAAACGTTTGCCAAGCCAACTATGACCCAGAGCCGAGCCTACAAGATGTTCGGACGGGCAAACGTAGAGCGATGGTGCAAGCGTGGTCTATTGGAGGCACGTAGAGCCGAGAGCGGACGAATCTCCTACTACACAGCAGAGCTAATCAACGCACAAAACAAGAGCTACTACTAATGGGCAATCAAAATAGAATACCAGATGAGGTTATCGACTACGCCCTGAAGCTGGTGATTGATTTTGGGATGAAAGCTACGCACGCAACAAGGAGTGCTATAGAGCGGTACAATGAGGTATGCTCTGAGGGGCATTTGCTAGGCAGGGTTACTAGTCACCCCAGATACCTTGAATATAGAGGTGGCGTGAAGGGCCCTCCCGTGATCCCGACTCAGGTGATCGAAGAGGTACATGAGATGATCAAGGCTAACCCCACGGTCGGCGTTATGGACTGCATCCGAAAGTACAAGGAAGACACTGGGTGTCCCTTCCTCGCAAAGTCGATCCACAGGAAATTGCTCAGCCAGAAAATCAACATGGATCATAGTCAGAATACAGGTGCTAGGTCTGGCTGGGATAACTACGATTGCACACTCTTTTGGTCGCTCGGCCAATGGAAGCGTAGAGGGCTGATCAGAGCAGTGTCCGAAGAGGAGGAAACAGAGAAATAACTTTTAACAAATAGAGATCATGAATAGTCCAGAAATCACTGGGACAATAGTCCAAATCTTCCCCTTGCAAGAGGGGGTGTCTAAGGCTGGGAGGCCCTGGAAGTCGAAGGCGTTCCTCCTAGAAACGGCCGATCGGTATCCAAAGAGGGTAGCCATTAACCTCTTCGGTGACCATGTAGATAAATTCCCTGTGCAGGTTGGCTATAGGGTCACAGCGGCGTTAGAAATCGAGAGCCGAGAGTTCAACGGGCGCTGGTACAACGACATTAAAGCATGGAGGATTTTATATATCGATCGGCATGGGATCTCATACGTCAGGCCTATAGAGGAGGTTATGGGGTCACTAGTTGAACCTGGGGCCAGCCCCGCACCAGCTGTCGCACCACAGCCGACCTACCAGCAACCTCAACCACAGCCATCTTACCAGCAGGCAGTCGCTCCAGCGCCTGCAACGCCACAGGCTGGCGTAGCCGACGACCTCCCGTTTTAGATAGGATCAGACGAGATGAACCGAAAGATCATCAAGCTAGCTGGTATCATCATAGCTCAGCAGTCTATGATCTACACAGCGATAAAGGTTGCCAACCGATACAGCGTGTGGATAGGCCTAGCCATCCTCATAGCATCAGCCCTCTTAATATGGCCTATGGCCTTAACTCTAAAAGAATTAGTAAATCATGGTAAGGAAACTAAGTAAGATCGCCCTCTTGGCGATCATGGCGCTACTACTCTGCGCCTGCGAAAGAGTAGAACCCAACTACGCAGGGGTGCTCATGGAGAACTACGGCAAGTCGGGTAAGGAGGATTTCTCAGTAGTCTCTGGTCGAGTATGGACGATTCAGCCTGGATCGGAGCTGTACCAAGTACCGCTCTTCGAGCAACGAGGTGAGTTCAAGTCGCCCGTGCGACTCAAAGCGGCTGATAACACCGAGTTCTCCGCACGTCCGACATACTCCTACCGAGTAGCTAAAGACCGAGCCGTCGACGTAGTGTTCGACAACAAGCATATCGGGTACGGAGACGACTTCCTAACGAGCGTAGAGGACAACGTACTAGAGCCACGTATCTACGACCTAATCAAAGAAGAAAGCCGAAAGCATAAGACAGATAGCCTGATGGCAGATGGCGGTAGCCTAGCCTTCGAGCGTAAGCTAGAGGAGATCATCAGCCAAGAGTTCAAGAAGCGAGGGTTCACGCTGATCACCTTCTCCGCCCAGCTGGAGTTTTCCAACAAGGTACGGGAGAAGATCGACAGCCGTAATGAGGTGAACACCAATATCTCGGTACTTGACCAGCAGATCCTAGAGCAGAAGAAGCGCAACGAGCTGGAAGAGCTACGAACACAGCAGGCTCTTATCATCAGCCGAGGGCTCACGAAGGAAGTGCTCTACGCTAAGTTCATCGAGAAGTGGGACGGGAAAACGCCCCTGTATGGAGTAGCCCCCGAGTTCCTGCACCTCACTAAGTAACGACCAATCTCACATATAGGGGGCAGTGAATACCAAGACACCGCCCCCTATATGAGCTAAACAACAACAAAGATGAGCACAAACCCTCCTATCGTCAAAAAGCCAATCCATAACCTCATCATCGGTATCGACCCCGACACCAATGCCTCGGGCTGGGCGTGCATAGACCTAACTACTAGGGAGGTTCGACTGGAGAGGCTCACAATCCCAGAGATCGCCCGCCTGCTACAAGAGTGGGAGGTGGAAACTCAGGAGGGGTATCTTGACACAGGGTATACCTATCGGTTCGTGCTAGAAAACGTGTGGAGCAACTCACACAACAGGCACATAGGTGGACAGAAGTCACCCCAGGCAATAGCTAAGACAGGTTACAACCTAGGTCGGTGCGCTAAGACTGGGGAAGACATAAGAGATCTGATCTGTGAATATGGCTTCCCTATAATATGCCAAGCGCCCCTACCTAAAGTGTGGAAGGGGACAGATAGAAAGATCACGAAGCCAGAGATCGTCAAGGTGTGCGAGGATCACCGACTACTACTCCCGAGGGAAAAGATCAACAGCACCAATCAGGACGAACGTGACGCTCTCCTATTGGCTATACATCATCTAGGTACCCCCATACAACTATACGAAAATCAACGACAATATGGCACTAGCAATAATGGCACTAACGCTCATCACCTTCACGGCGCTGGGCTACCTCGCCCTAGAGGTGCAAAGCCTCAGAGCCTCCGCCAAAAGGCAGGGTGAGCTACTGCAAGAGGCAACAGCCGAAAGGGATAAGCTAGACGAGCGAATCCGAAAGGGGCAAGAGCGAACGACCGAGCTAAAAAAGGAGGTCAAGGAAAATCAGGCCAAGCTCCACGCCACACTCGGCGAGATCATCATCAGACTCAAGACGGCAGAGACCGCCGTCGGCATTAAGGACGGCCGTGAGCGAGCACAGAAGCGACTCACGAAGGGAAAGAAACCAGAAACAGAAAGCTAACAAGATATAAGATGGAAACAAAGATCAATCCCTGGGAACAACCAGCCGAGTTCGCCATGTACGTACACGGGCGATCCGTGGCTAAAGGATTTTGGGATTACGAGCACGAGAACTACATCCACCATAACATCGTGATGATAGACACGGAGCTTATGGAGGCTGTACAGGCAGATCGCAATAATCGGGTTATGGCCGAAACGGCAAAGCCCCTGATGAGGGATGGCGAGAGTGTGAATGACGTGCTGGACGGGATAGCCTCAGCCCCAGATGATCGATTTCCTCAGTACTATGAGGAGGTGGTCGAAGGAACACTTGAGGCCGAGATGGTGGATGCGCTTCTACGGATATTCGACGTGCTCGGGGGATTCCTGGAGCTCCACCCTTCGAGAGGGCCACAAAAACTCCACGAGGTATCTCCCATGATGTACAAAGGTGTGGTGTTTACCGAGGCGGTGTATCTGATCATGATTCCCATCCACGAGTGCTATAACCCGACCTTTGATGAAAGGATGATCCGAGCAATCGCAAACATCAAAGCATTCGCAGAGTGCAATGGTATCGACCTCTTTCGCCACATCGAACTGAAGATGCGCTACAACGAAACCCGTCCACGCCTGCACGGCAAGAAATACTAACAGTTATGAGGGTATACATAGTACCGCTGTACAACAGGGTTGCACATGAGTATGTAGGGCTACCAGTCCACGTGCTCCTAGTATATGCAGACAGCGCAGAAGAAGCCGAAAGAAAAGCTTCCTTTCACAAATATTACATGGTGTGTTTGGATCCCGACAGTCATGCTAACTTCTTCGAAGTCGACCACCTCGACGAAGAAAGAATCCTATCGTGCGGAGATGATATAAAAGCATACATCGTCTCTGAGTACTACAAGGACAAGGGCGGAATATTCGAACGAAGTCAAATCCTCTACGGCAGGTCGTCAGCAGAGATCAGGCGAAGCCTACCACCATGCGAAGGTGAAGGCGAGATTACCATCTCCGCTCTTCCTAAGATTCTCGACATAATCCTATAGAGCTATGGTAGTCTATATAACACATGCATACGAGAAGAGATGCGGACATATCAATAGAGATCTCTTCTACCTTGTACATGCCGAAAGCGAAGAGGAGGCCTTTGACAAGACTTGCAATCATCTAAGACTTGTTAGTCCGTTTTTCACGGAAAACCGTCAGTGGTCGGTAAGACTCAGCGTGGACTCCGTGCCAAAAGAAGGATTTAGGCATGTGGATGAAGTCAACGCCTATTACGTGTGTGAAATGGCCAACGGCGAGCAAGTCGGTGAAGGGAAGATATCGTTCTGGGAGTGGCAAGGTTGTGCAAGGGCATATTGCGACCGGGAGTATCCAGGGAAGAATATGGTTATCTCCGCCCTACCTAAGATCAACGACATAATACTCTAGAGCTATGACACTCGAAGACCTAAAGAAGCACGCCAAACCACTTGTGTGGGAGAACGACGAGCTAGTAAGTAGAACATGCCTTCCAAACAACCAGGAAGGTATATACTCGTTCATCTTCATCTATCGAAGAGGGAGCGGGAAATACTACAGCAACATAGGCGACAAAGGGTACGAAACGAAGGAGGAGGCAATGCAATCCGTCGAGGAGTACCACCTCAGAGAGCTAGCCAAGTTCTTCGAACTCGAAGACTAACCAGAGTGCGCCCCGCTTGGGTCAAGCCTCCCCTGCCAACACATCCTTGGGGAGATCAGTGCGGGGCGCACCCTTAATCAAAAACAAAGCAAAGAAAGCATGGACTTACTAGAAATTGTATGCTATGCCATCATGGCATGGTCAGTAGTTGCAACCATCCTTTTCCTCAAGAAGTGGGACGAACTAGATGAGGAAAGGGCAAAGAACAAAAAGCTTCAAAAAGCTCAAATTAAAGATCCGAAGCCTGACCTAGCACCGATAGAGGTCCCCGAGAACGACAAGGAGTGGCACATACGATCCTACGTAGTTGAGGGGATACGTGCCGGAATCATCAACAGGCTAGGTAACACATCTGCCGTATTGGTGGATACAAGTGAGATTCAGGGTGATCTGTGGCTTACCCACGGAGAGGCGCACGCCCTTATCCTCCCATTCCTGCAAAAGGGATACTACGCCTACCAAGACATCACAGGGTACAGAGGGTATAAGGTGACACGCTTCCGAGTCACCAAGCACCGAGACCCAGAGAAAAACGCCCTCGAAATCACCGAGGAGCTACTAACTAAGAACGCACAGCTATGACACGAGAAGATATACTAATCATCGGGAAATCCGTAGTAGTCGCCATTATAGTGTGGCTGTCTGGGTATGTTTCGGGGTTTGGTAAGGGCCTCGAAGTCGGTAAGGACTACAGCTTCGAGAAAGTCGCAAAGGAAGCCGTGAAAACGGCCGGATAGATGCTAGATATAGCAAAGAAGCTCAAGGAGGAGAACGACCAACTCAAGGAGGAAAACGATTCGCGCAAGGAACAGCTTAATCAGAACGAGCAATGATAGACACAATAGGGTGTATAGTACCAGTAGTAATGGTGGCATCGGCGCTAACGCTAGTCTCATTCTTCCTGCTACTGGTAGACAGAGTGAGCAGGCTCCGATACGATGACAGGATTGATAGTGATAGGCTCGCACAAGCCTACCGGATAACCGTGAGAGTATCAGCAGTGATATTCATCGTCTCATGGGTAACAATATGTATAGTAGCCACAATAGACACAGTAATCAGATGACACGAGAAGACGTAAGGCAACAGCTGGCGAAGAACCCGCTGGAGTGGAACTGCACAGACCCGTTTGAGAGGGACGGAGAGAAGGCAATAGACCACTACGCAGAGTTTGTGGAGATTTCGTGTGATGCAGATATATACTTCACGGTGAAAGAGATCAGAGGCGAAGGAGGGGCTATGGTACACGCTCGACTGTGCTTATCAGCAATAGATGTATTACAGCATGCATTCTCCCCGTACGACATTCTCATAGTCGCTTCGGGTAAGAGCGTGCACGAGCTTAAAGCCAAAGCCGAAGCCCACCGCCTAGACCTAGCGTGCCGAATGCTGGGTATCACAGAGTAGATCAATAATAAGCATGAGTAAGAAACAGATGGAAGGAGAAGGGAAAATCAAGTGGTCGTATAACGACAGAAGCACTATAATCACAGGGGAGACCTGTGCCTACATCACGTATGAGATTAAAATACTAGATGATGGCATAAAGGCTCTAGCCTACATCCCCAGCGTTTCGGAGGACAAGAACCCCATTACCGTATTTAACGCTGGAGGTTGCTTTGATCCTAGCTATGCGATTTCCGCCTGCGAACGCCACCTTATATCCTTTGAGCAAGGCGAGCCCAGAGATACACTGGTCGCTAAGATCAGGGAGAATGAGGCGAAGTTCAAAGAAGTAGGAGATCTCTTGGCGTACTTACGATCAAAACTGCACAGCAAGGACACCGATAACCAGCAAGGAAGAGAGACAATGAACACCAACAAGCTACACAGAGTAAGCATAGACCTCTTTGGCCGTGAGGTGCTAGTGATGGTCTCAGACTACACCACGCTCCTAGGCTACCTAAACCCGCACGTAGATCGGGAAGAGCTCAACGAGCTGAAGGGGAATGCACCGAGGAAATCGGTTAACGGGGAGGCGTTCATGCTGAACTCGGGGGATGCCGTTATCTGGATCAGAGATGGGTTTTCCACAGAAGCGACAGCGGGGATACTCATACACGAAGCCTCGCACGTAGCAATACAGATGCTCAATGACATCGGTATACTGCTGTGCGAGGGAAGCGAAGAGATCTACGCCTACATGACAGGCTACATCTCCACCGAGGCTATCCGCAAACTAGGACTAACAATAACAACAGACGAACAAAAGCAATGACCATCTACCAAGCAAAGGTTACCTACGACAGCGCCTCCAATGGCGACAAGGTAACAGAGACCTACCTACTAAGAGCATTCAACCTCACCGACGCTGAGACGATGATAGCTGGAGCTGTCTCTCCCAAGGTTCGCGCGAACTCCGAAGGGATCGAAATCAAGAGCATAACTAACAAGCGCTTCGACGACTTCCTCCAGCACCCCGCCGATGCCGACACCGACGTGCGGTATTACGTGGTCAGAACCGAGAGCGAGACCGAGAGCGGAGCGACTAAGCGTTACACTACGCTCATCAGCGCCCCCGACCTAGATACCGCTTATCGGATAGCCACGGAGAAGATACACTACCAACGTATCGTCTCAATCGTAGAGCACGATGCAGTCGACTACCTACACAAAGACTAGAGAGCTATGGACAAAACTTTACTATCGATGATCCTCTGTGCGGGGGCAATCATCTCCCTATCCCTAGGGGCTTCACTCCTATCACTCGGCATCCTACTAGGGTGGATAGGGCTCATTACGGCAGGTGCAGTGCTGCTAATCGCACAATTCCCCATGCTGGTAGCCTTTATCGTCCTGGCGCTCCCAGAGATCAACAGCGACGACCGAGTAGCTCCGGGATACGAGGTGTGACCATGAGAGCTATAATTGTGGAGCCTCAAGACTCCTCATAGATAGGAGGATGAAGCAATCCCGAACGAGCGAAGACACCGGTAAAACTTATCCCCATATGGAACAAGAGAAGCTACATAGTATCCCACACCTGGTATCACGAGCCAACATACTCACCGAAGGATATACCTCTAAGTGGGTAAGGCGAGATACCATACTCACGGCCGTCATGCTGGTGCTGTGTCCCGAGTGCATCAAGGATAACAGTCGTATACCCAGGCGTGTGGCGACTGCTCTGTCAGGTGCTATGCGGATCAATCGTAGCTGTCTGTCAAGGATTAAGCCGTCTCTGTCTGCCCGATACCGCCTGTGCCCGGGTGACAGAGACCGGGCGTTACACCTTGCATCTATATTAGAGCAAGAGTAGTATGTGTGCCACTTGCCAGGATTTTTTTGTGAGAGTTTTGGTAGTTCAAAAATTTGTACTACCTTTGCAGTGTGAGATAGGTCAAACGACCATCTCATGTAACGTAAGACTAACTCAAAAAACAAAAGACAATGGACACTCAGAGCAACAACAAGCAGACACTAGACCTCGCTACCATCGCCTATTGGCACCCCGAGTACCAAGCGTACAGAGAGGTTAACCTTGACGACACGCAGATACTCTCATCAGACGATAGAGTCGCAGAATCCCTAATAGACGATCACGCAGAGTATGCAGGCGTCAGCCCTCACGCAGTGAGACACGCTGGTCTAGGCTATATCGAGACTGCGCTGAGCAAGGTCTACCCAGACTACAAGGTTGGCCGTGTAACAGATCTGCTTACCGAGGTGCTCGGTGAAGAGCTCATGCAGGGCGTAGAGGTAGAGAGTAGCGGTGATATTCACGGCGTTACCATAACCTATACAGACGGGGCGGTAAGCAAGCTGAGAGAGCTCTACGGCGACGCCGAGGGCTCAAATCTATACGACTGGACGATCAGCGCCTTAACCGACGGCGCTGAAGAGTGCCCCGAAGACCTTGAGATCCTCAAAGAGAACGTGTGGTATGCCGTCCCAGAGAGATTTGACGACGAAGTCAAGCAGTGCGAAGAAGACGAAAGCTATCGGTAGATAACAGAGCATACACAATAGCGCCCCTAGTGCATAACAGCATTAGGGGCGCTTCTTTTTTTTGTCCGGTAAACCTGTGGCTGTTGCCGGTGAACCTTTGGTCTAATCTGATTCGTCGCCATCACTCTCGCCTGTCAGCTCATATCTCATCTTGGCCATACTATTGAGAGCAGAGGCCAGTGTGGGATACCTTTTGTACCCCCGGGGCAATATCGGCGAGCCTACCCCCATGATGATATAGTCGAGGTCTATATCTGGGTAGGCTTTTCGTATGCGCTCTAGTGTCGAGGCGCTCACCCCCGAGTTATTGCAAAAAAAGCTTCTCGGCAGCCCTGCACCCTCGGTAAATTTGATACGTGTGATACCCTTCGCCTCTAGATACTCGATTATTCTCTTCCGTGCACTCATGCTACAAAGGTAGCCTAAAAAAAGAGCAGTACAAAATTTTGTAAGTACAAAAATTTGTACTACCTTTGTAGTGTCAGAGGGCAGAGAGCCCCGAGACACGTAACGTAACAAGACAAAGACAATGATTAAGACTATTGATGGTCGCAAGTGCGACGTGGTAGAGGTTAGAGGGTTCGAGTTTTCTCAGCCTGCTTGTCAGTTTGGCGGGTCTATGCGCTGTAATAACATCGGCGAGGTTGCCGAAGAGGTCGGTGTCGAGATCATCAGAGATGCTCTCAATGCTTTTGTCGAAGAGTACCCCGGCCGTGACGTTTGGCACATAGAGGCCTTTGCCGGCGACAGCGTGTGCTACAGCGCTTACCTCAGATACCCAGAGGTTATCTACACGATCTACATAGACGGCAGGGCTGTAGAGGTTGCTGATGCAAGCAAGCTTATCGAGCTGTCCACACAAGACTAAGTTTCAACGCCCGGGGTGTGACTCGCCCCGGGCAATTAACAGCCCCCAAACACAGCAAGACAATGGACAATCAGGTAACAATAGCAGGTAGAGAGTTTGTAGCGATCAAGACCCCAGATAGAGAGGTGTCAATCCGTGCGGGTCTCTCAGACATCATCAACTACGACAATGAACAAGAGGTACTAGGTGACCTTACCCGTGTCGCAATGCAGATGCTCATAGATCAAGTGACAGACCAGTCCAGTAGAGGCGAGATAGTCACAGCGATAGCAAGCGTAAGCGTAGACGTCAACGAGGGTGGGTACATCATTGTAGACGCCAAGTATGAGTACCCCTTCGAGATGACCCTGTCCGGTGGTGGGTATGTGTCGGTATCTGTCGTACAGCATACACTAGATGAGGACTACGACGATGATGGCGAGATCATAGATAACGACGCCCACAAGTTTAACGAGCTCTTTCAGTTCGTCTGTGACGAGCTGGACGGCTACCGGCGACTCACCGAGGACGAGGTACACGAGCTATTCGGCCACGTGGCAAACTAATTAGCAACAATTCGCACAAACGTGCGAAAACCAGAGGGTTATCCCTATATTTGTGCATACCCCAAATATAGGGGTGCTCTCTGGTTAATCCTTTTAAACCAAGCGATATGACTAAGTACTCCGAAAGCATGCAGTCCTATATGGACGCAAACAACATCGACCCCAAGCGTGTATGCTACCTCACGATAGCGAAGGTGCACCTTGAGCGAATAGTTCGAGGCGAGAAGACGGTAGAGTTTAGAGACCTATCGGACCACTACCTGAAGAAGTTCTTCGAGATCTCAGGCGATGAGGTGACGGGCGTGAAGCCGTTTACCCACATCCTATTCCAGGTCGGCTACGCAGCTGACGCACCACGTGCCCTAGTCGAGTTCAACGGGGCGGGCACGAAAGAGGCAGAGCAGAAGAGCCCACTCACAGAGAGAGGCAAGCGAGTCTACGCAGAGGCAGAGGCCGAGGGCTTTACCCTGGACGATGAGTGGATCGGCATTGAGCTTGGCCAGGTGTGCATCTCTGAGGGCATGTAGGCTAGGCGACCCAATCACACGGCCATGAGGTCTGTGTGAGTATCGACAACCAAAACTTAACTACTTACATTATGGCAAAAAGATCGACGAAGGACGTCCCTAAGGCTCCACGGGCGACATTCCCAAAGAAAAGCAGAAGTGCCTTTACGTCGAAGACGAGAAACAAAGCTATCGCTTCGGCTCGAGCTGGTGGCGGTGGTGCGTCCAAGGACTTTAGAAAGAAGCTAGGTGTATATGATGGCCTCAAGCGAGAGCAGAGGGCAATCAAGCGAATCCGAAAGAGCAATCCTGGGTTTTCATCTGGCGAGGCACGCAGGGTACACCGACGAGCCAACGCACGAGCCGTGCGACAGCTCAGAGCGTCAGCGTTCTAAGCTATGCGCTACGCTATTGAGTGCATACGCCAGATAGCGTCCAAGACGGATAAGGTGATACTATTCCACTCGGCAACGGGTAAGGATAGTATCGCCTTGCTCGATTTATGCTATCCTCACTTCAGAGAGGTGGTGTGCGTGTATATGTACATGGTCGACGGCTTAGAGCATATCGACAAGTACATCATCTGGGCTAAGCAGAGATACCCCAAGGCCAGGTTCATGGCCGTCCCACACTACGCACTCACCCAGTACCGCAAGTATGGGGTTTTTGGCTGTGAGCAAGACCCCAAGCAGAGGATCAAGAGCCTAAGCGACATCACCGAGGATGTGCGAGAGGCGACGGGCATAGAGTGGGCGATCTACGGCTTCAAGCAGACGGACAGCCTCAATAGGCGTATTATGCTCCGTGGCTATGACATGCAGATGATCAATGAGCCGACGAAGAAAGCCTACCCGCTCTCGCTCTACAAGAACAAGGACGTAGAGAAGTACATCAAGCTAAATGGGCTGATCCCATCGCTGAAGTATGGCAACGGCCAGAGCCAAGGCACAGACGTGTCGAATATCCCGTTCCTGCTATTCTGCAAGCAGTACTACCCGCAAGATCTCGAAAGGGTGATAGCGGTGTTCCCCGAGGTGGAGAAGATCCTATTCGACTACCTTAACTACGACCCCAAGTATGAGCAAGACGATTAAGCAAGCGCCAGCAAGAGAGGTACAGAGGTCACAGATAAACTTCGCCTCATATAACCCCCGTAAGCTCTCCGAAGACGCACGAAAGAGACTGAAGGCAAATCTCAAGAGGATAGGGCTAGCAGGTGGTATCGTGTGGAATGAGGCTACGGGAAATCTAGTGTCTGGACATCAGCGCCTCTCTATCCTAGACGAGATACAGAAGTACGACCCCGGGACGGGCAAGAACGACTACCCCATCAGAGTAGAGGTGCTCAACCTCACGGAGAAAGAAGAGAAAGAGCAGAACATCTTCATGAACTCTACCACGGCACAGGGGGAGTTCGATAGTGATCTGCTTGCACAGATGCTCCCAGACATAGATATTGACCTAGCTGGTCTCGATAGCTCAGACGTAAGCATACTGATGGCTGAGTCGCCAACGTTCGACATCGCAGACTACTACCAAGCCTCATCACAAGGCTTCGCAAGCATAGCACCACCACTCACCGAAGAAGAGCGACAAGCCCGCAAGGAGCACGTCAAGGAGGTCAGGGCACAAACGGCTGGCAAGATGGAAGATGAGTACTACGAGGGCGAAGCTCACGTAATCCTCTCCTTCCAGAGCTACGCCAACAAACTCTACTTTATGGAGATGCTGAAGCAGCTCCTTCCAGAACAAAGGATAGCCCCCTCAGACAGGTACATCAAGGGCGAGCCCGTACACGAACTAATAGCAGGATAGGGAAATGGCAAAGAAAGAAGCAAAGACGAACACTCGCGCACGCCCGAAAGGCGCAGGGCGACAGATGCCCAATATGCCACCTATAGACGATATTCGTAAGCTCGCCGAAGCGACCAAGGGTAATAAGAGCAAGGTGGCAGAGATGCTTGGTGTGACACGCTACCGCCTCCTCCAGTGGGAAAAGGAGGAAGATGAGATAAGGGAGATCTTCCACGATCAGTGGGCCCGTAGGCTGGATATATACCTCGATACCGCACATATCCTTGCTGTTGGGCAGGCGGATAAAGACGAAGAGACTGGTAAGATGGTCTACACCGTACCTCCCGATCCCAATATGCTCCGCTTCATGATAGAGAAGTACGGCAAGATGGAGGGCTTCGGTCAAGAGGTGACGGTGAATGCCAATGTAGACATGTCTGTTGGCGTTCCTATTGGCGAGTGGATCAAGGATCACACTAAGTAGACGCTATGGGTAAGACGCTAGCCACTACTGAGGGGCGCACTCCCGTCCACCCCGTCTACTACCCGCTTTATGAGAACAAGGACAAGTTCATTGTGCTCATCACGGGCGGTCGAGGCTCGGGGAAGAGCTTTGAGGTGGCTCGTTTCCTCGAGCGCCTGACCTTCGAGAAGGGGCGTAAGATCCTCTTCACCCGCTACACGATGGTATCAGCGAGTAAGTCCATCATCCCCGAGGTAGAGGACAAGATAGAGCGAGATGGGACGCAGGACTACTTCAAGGTGACGAAAGACCTCATCATCAATAAGTACACGGGTAGTGAGCTTATGTTCATGGGTATCCTCACCTCCTCGGGGAACCAGACGGCAAAGCTGAAGAGTATTCAGGGGGTGTCGGTGTTCGTGTGTGATGAGGCCGAGGAATGGCGCAGTGAAGAGGACTACGATAAGATGGTGCTCTCCATACGTACTAAGGGGATACAGAACATGGTGATTGTGGTGATGAACCCAGCCAGCACCTCTCACTTCATCTACCAGAAGTACATCAAGGATACTCACCGGGTAGAGTACGTGGATGGTGTCCCCGTCCAGATCAGCACCCACCCCAACGTGTTGCACATACATACCACCTACCTCGACAATATGCAGTACCTATCCCGAGAGTTCATCCAAGAGGTAAGCGAGATCAGGGAGCGGAATAACAGCAAGTATGAGCATGTAGTGATAGGCAAGTGGACAGATATGAACGAGGGGGCGATCTTCAAGGACTACACAACGATAGACTCTATCCCCTCCTTCGTCCAGAATTGCGCCCTTGGGCTTGACTTCGGATATACGAACGACCCCACGGCAGGGATATTCTGTGGCCTCCACGGCAACACGCTCTATCTCGACGAAGTGTGCTACGAGACGCACATGGGGAGCAGGGACATCATCAAGAGGCTAAGCCCCTACAATATGTTCGACATTATCGCCGACTCGGCAGACCCTCGCCTCATCGACGAGCTCCGGCTTGGCGGTCTGAAGATCATCCCAGTGCGCAAAGGCCCTGGCAGTGTCCTTGCCGGTATCAACAAGATGCTAGAGCTAAATATCGTAGTGACCGAGAGGAGCAAGAACCTCCGATACGAGCTAGATAACTACTGCTGGGCTAAGGATAGGGATGGGAAGTACACCAACGAGCCAATAGATGCAGATAATCACCTTATCGACGGAGTGCGCTACTTCGTCCTTGACAGAGTGCTAGGCTGGTCTGAAAAGGCGCAGGACTTCAGAGGGATATTCTAGGAAATAACTAACAACAAGAGATATGAGCACTACAGAAGAGAAGAGGGTAGGCCTAGGCGAGCGGATAGATCATATCCGATCGAAGTATGACGACAAGAGATATGCTGAGCTCCTCGCCCAATGGGAATACAAGCAACATGATGTGCATGACGAGACTATCCGTAAGAAGAACAAGGTACTGGTCGAAGAGGTAGACGAGTCAGGGAAGAAGAGGAGTCGCTATGAAGAGCGGGAGGTGAACCGAATATCTACGTCCCTGGAGCGTATAATCGTCAATACACACACCTCGTTTGCCGTTGGGTTAGACCCCGACCTGCAAGCAGAGCCTAAGACAGGGGCGCAAAGGCACATGCTGGAGCTCATCAGAGAGACCGAGAAGAGGAACAAGATCCGAAACGTGAATAGGCGTGTCGTTCGCTCCGTGCTCTCTGAGACCATGGTAGCTGAATACTGGTGGTCGGTAGAGGATGAAGAGTTCTACGACGGCAAGGACTACGCTGGCGGTGCTAAGACACGACTACGCTGTGAGGTGTGGTCGCCATTCCGAGGGGATAAGCTAGTCCCTATGCTGAATACCCTAGGAGATCTGGAGAGCTTCTACCGATTCTATTCGGTCAAGGACGACAGCGGTAGGCTCATCGACCGCCTTATGGAGATCGACAGAGCGAACGTGACCACCTATGAGAAGGGGAGCGACGGATGGGTTATACTCAGGTCAGCCCCCCACGGCTTCGGTAAGATCCCCGTTATCTACATGCAGATAAAGGAGGCCCTCTGTGAATGCATACAGAGCAAGCGCAAACGTATCGAAGAACTTGAGAGCAACAAAGCAGACTGCACTAATGAAAACTTCTTCCCGAAGGTTGTTGTTCGCGGTCAGATGACTGGGTTGCAGGCCACGGGGAGGACACAGGTTCTACAGATGAGCGGGGATGCTGATGTCAGATACCTCACATGGGATCAGTCCACAGCTGCTGCCGAGTCTGAGCTGGAGCGACTTATTGATGAATGCTTCTCTATGACGATGACCCCACGTATCAGCCCAAAGGATCTCCAAGGCCTAGGCGGTGCGCTCTCTGGGGTAGCATTCAAGTACGTGTTTATGGGTGCTCATATCGCCGTCCGTGACCATGAGGAGTTTATAGGTGAGTACTTGGCACGTAGGTACAGCTTCCTCAAGCACGCTATCGCACTGCAAGTGCCTTCGGTATCCGAGGGTAGGGGACTAAGCCTAGACCCCGTATTAGTCCCCTTCACTATTGAGGAGTCTACCGGTACGTCCAGCAGTGCGATAGCCTGATCGGAGGCAAGGGGACTAGCTCCAATCTCCCTCCTCCAGTTTTTGCACGTACTGCAACAACTGGGAGAAAAGCCACATCACCTCCGGGCGGTGTGGCTTTTCTGTGTATAAAATGCAACAATTGCACTGATATAATGCAGTGTAAAGCAGGTAATTGTACGTTTGCTACGGATCAATAACTGCAACTATGAAAGAGAAAATTTTACAGAAGCTCAAACTGAGGTACAAGAGCCTTGGGGTGAGTGATAAGGCTTTTGATGGGGTGGCCGAATATCTCTCTAAAACCATCACGGAGGAAGATAATATTGATGCCGGGGTCGAATCGGTTGAACCGTTCCTAAAGGCTCATCAGTCTGAGGTCGATCGTGAACGTGGGCTAGCGTCTGAAGCTCGAAAGAAGCTTGAAGAGCTGTCCAAGAAGAGCGATCCTAAACCAACCAAGACGGAGGACAATGAAGGAGGGGGGCAATCGCCAGTGACGGACAAGATCCTGAAGCTCCTCGAAGAGCAGAGCAAGGAGATTGCTCAGTTGCGAGGAGAGCGCACTCAAGAGACGAAACTGCAACAGATTAACGCCCTCCTTAGCGAAAAGAAGATCCCTACTTCATTCTCCTCTGTCGTGCTCAGCGGGCGCACGCTCAACGAAGACACGAACGCTGAAGAGATGGTAGCGAGCATTGAGACTGGCTATAAGGCTTTCCTTGACGAGACGGCTAACGAGCAGTTCAAGGGAGGACAAGCCCCCGAGAGGGGGGACGGGTCTAATAGCACCGAGATGGACGCTATCATCAGAGAGGTGAGTGAGGGTACTAAGAAACTCTTAAACGAAAAGTAAACGACATGGCAAAAATTCGCTACGAGGAGAACGTGTATGTCGCCCCCGAGGAGCTCTATCGTATAGAGACGGGCTATCGTCTGTCGGGCGGTTTCAATCTCTCCATCCAGGGACTTACCGATGGTAGCCAGCTACCACCCCTCGCCCCCATTTCGGTGGACATGGCGACACGTACGGCTACGCTGCTGAAGCGTGTCCGTGTGGTGGAGTCTGGCTCATCAGCTAAGAAGCTCAAGGTATCTAAGTACGCACAGCTGTCCGAGGGTATGTTCCTCTCCAATGGGACGGCCACGCTTACCGTGGTCAGTGTAGACACCTCCGATAAGGACTTTGACCTCATCACGGCGAAGGCTGATACCTCAGCGTTCACCCTTGGGGCTATCCTCTTCGAGGCTACGGACGCTTCCGCCAATCAGGCTAAGGGTGTGGCTAACTATCTGATCTACGCCCCCACGAAGGTGGAGAGCGGAGCAACCCTGACCGCCCTTGCTCGGGCTTTCGAGGTTCAGACAGGTAAGCTATACATCCCACTCACCGAGGAGGACAAGAAGGGGGTATCCGCCCGCTTCATCTTCGTCTAACTCCAGCCTACTAACCAACCAAAACCAACTATGAATATTACTATTGACGGATTGCTGGGTAAGCCCGAGTACATCTCCGCTGTACTTGAGCGAAGCCTGGCAAATCAGAGAGATGAGATCATCATCGGGAGGTATCTCGGTTTCGATCCCACTACCTCCCGTGTGTTCAAATCCATCTATGGCACGACTACTGCTGTGCGCATGGGGTCTGTGATCGACAAGTCCGCAGGTAAGCCCCTCCGTGGACGTAAGTCTATTGGGCATGCAACTCTTGAGGTTATCGACCTCGGGGATCGCTTCCAGATGGACAATGACAGACTAGAGCGTTTGCAGTCCCTGGTAAACGGTCTGAACAAGGGGGCTGTGTCGGCTGACGTTGTTACAAACTTCTTGGTAGAGGACTTTAAGGAGGTGTCAATCGCTCCGTACAAGCGTATTGAGAAGATCGCCTTTGATCTGCTCTACAACGGGAAGGCATCTGTGACGATGGAAGACAACCCTCAGGGTGTTCAGGTCGTAGACATGGATCTGCCCATCTACACCGAGAAGGCAAAGGCGAACGACAAGGATCATCTAATTGAGTTCCTCGTGTCGATCGTCAACAAGTACTCATACCTGAAGTTCGCTACTATGGAGATGAATCAAGCTACGTTCTTGAAGTTCTTCGCCAAGAGTCCAGAGCTCCTAGGGAAGTACAAGGTGAGAGATGGTGGCACAGAGGTAGAGATCACGGGGACAGTGCCCCTCGGCGCTGCGAATGCTATGCTCGAGGCTCTAGGTCTCCCAACGATCCGTGTAGTCAATAACGTGGTGACAGACACCACCGGGAAGGACTACAGCCTCTGCCCAGACAACAAGATCGTATTCCTTCCTGCCGGTCAGATTGGGAATATCCGACACAAAGCTCCTTACGAGCTTAGCGACCGAGTTGGCGGGAAAACGTACACGGTTCTTGCTGGGGATCACATGGTCACCTCTGAGCGAACGAATGAAGGGCGCTTCATCGAGTATGAGTGCCACTGGGTTCCTGAGATCATCGTGCCCAAGCGTATCGTATCTGTCGACCTAACTGCTATCAAGTAGGAGGTGTAGACATGACCGCTATTGACTACATCCGTGAGAAGTATCAGGCTATGGGGTATCCCATCAGCGAAGGGTACGCAAAGACGCTTATGCTAGGTAAGTGTCACATGCTTGAAGATATATCCGCCAAGGATGCAGATAGCATGGAGCGTATCTTCGTTGAGACCCTGCCTGAGTTTCTCCTTATGCCGTCTTCGATGAGTGAGCTAGGCGTGTCTATCTCCCACACCTCGAAGGAAAATATCGAGAAGTTCTACAAGATGAAGTGCAAGCAGTTGGGTATTCCCGACGTGCTCACCGAACAGCCTATAGTCCACTTCACATGACCATCTACAAGAACGGATACATCCAAGAGGTGAGCTACCCAGAGACCTCCTTTGACGAGCATGGTAGACCCATCCCGTCCGAGGGCGATGAAGGCGAGCTTATCCCCTGTATGTTCCGTGCATCTGTAGAGGATAAGAGAGGTGAGGGTAAGGACGGGAAGCGCTCACGTGGCGCTTATGATGTTCACGTAGACCCCATGAGTGTGACCGCCGAGCGAATCCGTCTCTACCGAGCTGATGAGAGCCTAGTGGGAGAGTTCACGGTGCAATCATGGGATAAGGCTACGCTACTCAACTTCACTAAGATAGTCCTTGACTGATGGAGTTCAGAGAGTTCCTAGATGAGTTCGTCAAAGAGTCGTTCGCCGAGATCGTAGAGGATCTGAGGTTCATAGCCCAGGGAGCATACGAAGAGGCGATGAGCCGTAGAGGCTACAAGGACGACACGGGTGCACTCTCTAGCTCCATTGGCTGGGCTATATCCCAAGATGGCAAGATCCTGCATAGTGGCGGGTTCGTCTCTTCGGGTGAAGGCGGTGCAGAGGGTAGGGGTGCAGGCCTTAAGCTGGTTCGTAGTATGGCTTCCCAATCGAAGGGGATACAGCTCATCCTCGTTGCTGGAATGGACTACGCTTCTCACGTAGAGGCTAAGGGCTTCGACGTGAATACAGCTGGCGAGCTGGTCGCCGAGGAGCTAGTCAATTGGTGGGTTTCATATCATGCGTAAGACAGGACTAGAGATAGAGTCGTACATCTACGGAGTAGTTAGGGATGGGATCTCCGTCCGTGGCTCTGTCTACCGAGGTGGCACACGCCCCTTTGACAGCAAGGGGGAGGATGCTGTGGTGTCCTTCCTCTCTGGCCGTGACGGGTGGGACGGATTCTCTCAGGTGGGTGTGGTGAACGTGAATGTTCACGTGCCGAACATCTCAGGGTCTCCGTACACGATAAGGGACGTGTCCCGCTGTGAGGAGGTGGAGCGTATGCTCCTCTCTCTAGTGGAGGGACATGAGACTGGCGACTATTGGCTACAGACGGATGAGACCCCACAGGTAATACCCGATGGGGACAACTTCCACGTGGTCAATCTAAGAATCAAGTACAGATATAACAGAATTAACTAACAACAATTACAACTATGCCATACGGAAAAGTTACTGCAACTGCATGGGCTGGAGGCGACATCCTTGTGGGTGACGTGAACAAGACGGATGCTGGGAAGATGCCCACTTCGGGCATGGCTTCCTTGGGATGGATCAAGGAAGGCTCTTTGAGTCTCGAGACGCAGGAAGGTGCGACCAAGGAATGGAAGGCTATCGGCGGGGAGCTAGTGGACCTCTTGAAGACAGAGCCTACCGTCCGAATCAAGTTCCACGTCAAGAACTACAATAAGGAAGCCATGGGGAAGATCTTCGGCGTGAAGGAAGAGGGAGATTCCCTGATGGTCACTAGCCTCATCTCTCCGAAGGAGCAGGCCCTCTCTCTTGAAACGTCGACTATCGGCGCTGAGAATTTGCGGTTCCCACGTGTCCGCCTAGAGGGGGCTATGGTGTTCAGCGAAGAAGCTGGCCATGGTTTGGACATCACGGCCACAGTCCTCTCTCCAGGGAAGGATAAGCCTCGCTTCTTCATCGACCTGAAGAAGGAGTAGAGTCTATGGCTATCAGCTTCTTCAAGAGAAAGAGTACTGAACAGAAGGCTTCAGATACGCTCCTCCAGGGGGGCGTATCTCTGCCTTTTGGCGGTACAACCATCCTAGCCCCAGCCCCAACGCTGGCTACGTGGTTTGAGGTCTCCGCCCTGCTCTCTCAGGTCAGTGAGATCCCCGAAGATGAGGTGACACTCTTCAACCTCCTCACCCTAGGGGATGATGCTAAGATCTACGCCCGTATCCTCGCCACCTTCATCGTTGGGGTGAAGAAGAACAACCAGAAAGAGCGAGAGGCGAAGGCTGATGAGATCCTCTACACGACGACGGTCACCGAGCTGAGCGTAGCTTTCTTCACCTTCCTAGAGCTGACGAACATACAAGAGCTTTTTATGCTTACCACTTCCCTCAAACAGATGAAGATCAACAAGGCGACACGGGAAGTGGAGGAGACAGCCCATGGGCTAGAATAGGGAGCTTCGCTAAGTATTATCACCTCACCTTTGACTACATCCTCTACGAGATGACCTTCTCCAACTTCATACTCTACAGCCGTGCTATCCCCTCCTTCAAGACGAAGGACGATAGCAAGAAGAGTACAGGGATGAAGAAAGAGGGGATGAATCTATCAGAGTTAGTACAATCCCTCAAGGGCATGCAGCAGTAATGGCACAGAAGAAATTCGCCGTCAAACTAGAGACATCTGAATTCATCCGCTCCGCAAAGGGGATGGAGGAGGCTATGGACAGGCTCACCCAGAAGATGAACACGTCATTTAGGCCGCCTTCCATAGATAGGTATGTGTCTTCGGCAAGGCGTGAGGTGGATCTTTTGGGTGAGTCCTTTAGACGTGCCGGTGCTCTTGCTGCTGGGATCTTTGCCGTGGACGGGATTCAGGCTTACATCAGCAGGGTTATATCTATCCGAGGAGAGTTCCAGCAGACGGAGATAGCCCTCAACACCATGCTCGGGTCTCAGCAGAAGGCCCACGAGCTTATGAACCAGCTCGCCCGCACGGCAGCAGAGACCCCCTTTGATCTCCAGGGGATCACCTCCAGCGCAAAGCAACTTCTCGCCTACGGGTTTGCTGCCGAGCAGGTGAACGATACTATCACTCGCCTTGGGAATATCGCCTCGGGGCTCTCACAGCCCCTTGGGGATATTGTCTACCTCTATGGTACGCTGAAGGCTTCAGGGCGTGTTACCGCAATGGATTTGCGTCAGTTCGCAGGCCGTGGTATCCCCATCTATGAGGAGCTAGCCCGGGTAGTTGGCAAGAACGCCGAAGAGATCACTAAGATGGTTTCGGCTGGTAAGATCGGCTTCCCCGACATCGAGAAGGCGTTCAACAACTTGACCAATGAGGGCGGTAAGTTCTACAACCTCATGCAGGAGCAGAGCAAGAGCCTCACGGGTCAGATCTCCAACCTCCAGGACAACATCGACGTAATGTTCAACGAGATCGGTAAGGCCTCACAGGGCTTCATCTCCGAAGGCATTAGAGGGGTGGCGTTCCTCGTGGAGAACTACAAGACCGTGGGCAAGGTGATCGGCTCCCTCATCTCTATCTATGGGGTATACAGAGCGTCGGTGATCACGAACATCGCTCTCACTAGGAGCTGGGCTGTAGCAGCAAGAACGGATGCTATCGCCAAGGGAATACAGACGGTTGCCACGAACGCCACTACGCTCGCTACTAAGAGGCTTACTGCTGCGCTCCTTGCCAACCCTTACGGGGCTATCGCCGTAGCTCTTACTACGGTGGTCTCTATGATGTGGGCATTCTCCGACTCTATGAGCGTTGCTGAGAAGGCGCAGAAGGACTTCAACGAAGAGAAGAAGCGAGCCGAAGAGCAGGAGCAGAAGCACAGGGAAGCCGTAGAGGCTCTCCTTAACGTGGTGCGTGACGAAGCCTCTGCAACGGCAGACCGACAGAGTGCGCTGGAGCAGTTGCAGAAGTACTACCCTCAGATCTTCGACAAGTACGACACGGAGGCGCTCAAGCTCCAAGACATCGCTAAGCTCAAGCGTGAGATTGCCGAGTACGACGGCAAGGCCAAGGTGGACAAGGCTAAGAGCGAGCTGGAGAAGGCTCAGGAGGACGTAGAGAAGGCGAAGAAGATGCTTAGAGATACGCGTGAGTTCGGTGGCGCTAACGCTGGATTTGGATACACCTATGCTGTGTCAGATGCAACGAAAAGACTTGACTACGCTAAGAAGCAACTTGAACTCAAGCGCAAGGAGTACGGAAAGCTGAGTGACGGGCAACTCTTCAACGATAAGGGGCTATCCGAGCTTACCGACAAGCAACTCTCCGCTATTCTCTCCAACGTTCAGAAGGCTAAGAGAGCCGTAAAGCAGGGCGCAGAGAATAGGCTGGAAGGCTCTATCATCAAGGGTGTGTATGACGAGAAGGGCTGGGAGAACCTCGCTAACCAAATCAAGCGTGAGCAGGAAGCCCGTAAGAAGCCCATCAAGTCCTACAAGGACGCTGTCACCGACCTCAAGAAGGAAGAGGACAAGGCGAACAGGGAGCTGAAGGCGTTCAACGCCCTCACGGCTCAACAGCTCAAGCGCAAAAAGGAAGAGGCCGTCAAGAGCGGCAACTACAACTGGAACCCCGACGAGGAGCGAAAGCGCCTCAAGGAGGAGTATGACCTCAAGAAGAAAGCCCGTGAGGAGTACGAGAAGGGTGCAGGCGAGACGAGCAAGAAGAGCGGAAAGTCCGACACCGAGAGCCCCGCACACAAGAGGGCGGTGCAGGAGGAAGAGCTTCGCCAGCGAGAGCTCCGCCTTGCTCGTGAAGAAGCAAAGACCAGACGGGATACCGAGCTACAGCTAGAGGCTGAGCGCATAGAGCTCATGCGTGAGGGCTACGACAAGGAGATGGCTGAACTTCAGTTCCAGCACAAGCGCAAGATGTCCGCCCTTGACGATCAGGTTCAAGAGAGACTAGCCAAGGTGCGTGAACAGCATAAGCTGGAGTGGGAGGCTACCCACAACAGCAAGAAGGAGGTCTACCGAGCTCCCGACTTCAAGGAGTCCGACCTCGGCGACACCGATCTCTTCCAGATCCTCACGGGTAGAGAGCTGGCTGATCAAGCCTACGAAGAGGGACAGAGGAAGCTCTTCCGCTCCCTACAGGAGAAGTATGCTAGCTATGAGGAGCGAAAGACCGAGGTAGCTAAGAAGTACCAGCTGGAGCGTGATGCAATAGCTCAGTCCGCCTACGTGAGCGAAGTCCAGCGATCTTCTCTCTTGCTAGAGCTCGCTAGGAAGGAGAAAGATGAGCTGAAGAGCATTGACGAAGAGCGGTACAGCCAAGCACAGAAGACGAACGAGCTCATGGTTCAGCTCTTCCTCCAACAGGGCGATAGGACGGCTTCGCAGATGCGTGACACCATCAGCAAGACGAGAGAGCTCCTTGACTACCTAGCTTCGACGAAGAGCGGTGACCTCTCTTCACGCTTTGGGATGAGCGGTGAAGACCTACGTGCCATCCAGGGATCTCCCGAACGTATCAAGGCGATCACGGACGCACTGAAGAACCTGCAAGGAGAGCTAGCGAGCGTATCCCCCTGGCAGTCCTTTGCCACGAACCTAGAGGATGCTCTAGACAAGGGCAAGCGGGCTCTAGCCGACTACAAGCGAGCTCGACAGGAAGCCGAGGGATCTACCTCAGTAGAGGATAGAGCTCGGGCTGAAGGGAAGGCTAAGGAGGCTATGAGTGTTATTGGCCTCTCTATCTCTAAGGTGGGCAAGAGCGTCAAGGACGCTACCCCGCTAGTCAAGGAGCTGGGGCAGTCTCTGGGGAATATCCTCGGGGACGATGATCTCGCCAACTCGATAGCTACGCTTACGGACGCTATGAGCGACCTAAGCAGTGTCGCCGTTGGGGTGGGGCAGATCATGAGCGGGGATGTGCTTGGTGGTGTCACCTCCATAGTCTCTACTATCGGGACGATCATCGCCAACTCGAGGAAGATAGAGAAGGAGGCTGAAGATGCACGCAAGAAGTCCATGCAGGATCTCGTGCGTGCGCAGAATGACTACAACGCAGCGCTCCTCCGTCAGAACCTGCTCTATGAGCGTGGGATGACCTTCTTCGGTGAAGACTCGTTCGGCAGAGCGAAGAACGCTATCGACGTAGCTCGGCAGGCGATGGAGTCTTTCAGGAAGTCCGTAGCCTTCTCCAAGAAAGAGCTGAGTGGTGATGCCCTCCTTGACTTCTTGGGGATCCCCAAGGGACGAGCTTTCACCGAGAAGGTGAGAAGCAAGATGCGTGCGAGCTTCGCCTCACGTATGCAGGGGGACTTCGATAAGCTCCTCAACGTGCAGGTCAAGACGGGATCGCACACTACGGGCGCTCTCTGGTGGAAGGAGCGACACGATGATTTCAGCACGATCGGCAAGCTCTACCCCGAGCTTATCGACAAGAGTGGGAAGCTCAATCTAGCCCTAGCTGAGTCCATCCTAAAGAATAGGGAGTTTGCCAGCGGACACAAGGAGGTGCTGGAGAACGCTATCGAGCTCTACAAGCAGGTGGAAGAGTCCGCCAAGGTGGTATCAGACTACATGCGGGGTCTCTTTGGTCAGCTAGGGAGCTCGATCACGGATGCTCTGGTCTCGGCTCTGAGACGTGGTGAGGACGCTACGCAAGCCTTCACCAAGAGCGTATCGGAGATGCTGAACAACTTCATCAAGCAGATGGCGTACTCCGCTGTCCTTGCCCCAATCTTCGAGCGTGCCCAGAAGGATGTGACCGAGGCGATGAACAAGCTAGGCCTGTCCGATGAAGATCGATTCTCCCGTATCGCCGAGGTGATGCAGAAGACGGTAGAGGATGCTAAGCGTGCCGAACCGCTCTTCCGCAAGGTCGTAGAGTCGTATGATGACATAGCCCGAAAGAATGGGTTTGACACCAAGGGAACGAGCTTAGACTCACGCTCCGCCACGGCCAAGGGTATTGCCCAAGCCTCACAGGACTCTATAGACACGCTCACAGGGCTCTGGCATACGGACGTACTACTCTCTGAGCGTACGGCCAACGCTACCGAACAGGCGGTGTCTATCCTCACCTCGATGAGTGAGCGCAAGGGGAATCTCCCTAGTGCTTCGGATCTGGGCTTTGACCAGTTCGGCGTGATACAGCGTAAGTCCCTCGAAGAGCTCACCCTGATCAGACAGAATACAGAGGCATCAGCGCAGGCAACGGAGGCTATCCGCTTCGTCGTACAGCAGATGGACAGCAACGGGATCAAGCTAAGGAAGTAGCTATGCAGGTTACGCTCACACTATCCAACAAAGCCACATATAGGGCTATACTCCTAGAGGGAGGGCTGGACAAAATCCTTGCCCTACCCTCTATGGTAGCGCCCGACACCAACGATTGGGGTGACGAAGATTGGGTAGAGGTAGATACCATCTCAGCCAATCGCCTAGAGGTGCAGGAGCTGAGTGTACCCCTCTGGTTCGAGGGTAGTGGTAACCACTTCCCAGCTGTGCTATACTCTCCCTCGGTTCGTATGGCCATCGCCTCAGAGGGTAGCCCGTCAAGCTCCATAGAGGTATCCGTCCGCCCCAAGAGGATTGAAGACCTGGAGAAGACTCCTATGGGCTGGGCTGGTACGCTCATCTGTACGAGGCAAGAGACGGCGACAGCCAGCTCTGCCAATTGGGCGGAGGGTCTCACCATCCTAGAGAGCGCTAACTACACGGGCGCACACATGAGCCCCGAGCGAAAGGATGACCCACAGGTGGATGACCCTGCTTCGGGGATCTCATACTACGACGGGGGGCGCACCTACAAGAGGTCGTACACGCTAGAGATACCGGTACTACTCAAAGCAGACAGCCTCCCCGCTCTATGGGGCAAGCGCCGTGAGCTACTCTCTCGCTTGGTAGATAGAGGGCTCAGGACAATACCCGCCATCACTGAGCACGACTCACCTAAGAGAGGGTACTACAGCTCCTCTTCCTCAACAGAGGTCTTCCTTGCCCCTGGCGGTGGTCTCTCGCTAAGCATGACACTATCATTTACCATTACCCAGCTATGATTACAATCTACTCAAAGGGAACGCAGATAAACCTACCTACTAGCGAAAACAGCTACCATGAGGTATCTGTGGGGGCTATCCCTAAGCTAGTCGTAGAAACCACGAGCGATAAGATCCTCACGATCCCTTTGGGGGTGCACTGCTCTTTCCGTGGGGAGAAGTTCTACCTCTTCACAGCGCCCGAGGTGGTGAAGCAGTCTTCAAGAGAATACCGCTATACCATCACCTTCTACGGGGAGGCGCAGAGCCTATCGACGAGGAAGTTCAAGTTCTTGGTGGAGAAGCCAAGCGACACGAAGCTCAAATTCTCGCTATCTGGGACCCCCCGCTTCTTCTTAGAGCAGATCATCCGCAATATGGGTGAAGGGTGGAAGATAGGGGCGTGCATCGAAGCCCCCGCCCAGTCGCTTTCTTTCAACCATGAGGATTGCCTATCTGTGCTGTCTCGGCTTGCTGAGGCTTTCCGCACAGAGTGGTACGTGCAGGGCAAGACCCTTAACCTCGGTAAGGTTGAGGGTGACCAGAAGAACGCTATACCCCTCTCTTACGGGAAGGGTAGGGGTATTCTCCCCGGTATGTCCGTAGAGAGTGACAACGACCATATTCCCGTTGGCAAGCTCTACATACAGGGGGGCGAGCGCAATATAGATCCGTCGAGCTACGGATCACGTACCCTGCACCTACCCAAGGGCGCACGTGTCACCTTTGAGGGTCGTACGTATGTTGCCGACGCTAAGGGCGAGAGCCTCACCATAGAGGGCGTTTCTATGGACGGCCGTAGAGAAGACTCCTTCGACGGCACTAGCGTCTACCCCCATCGGGTAGGGGTGGTGTCTAAGGTAGAGCGCACCAAGGACGGGCACTACGACATCTTCGACAAGGATTGCAATGTGGACTACTCGAAGTACCGCATCGCAGGCGAGAAGGCTACGATCACCTTCCAGACGGGAAGACTCGCAGGTCGGTCTTTCGACCTCTCTCAGGACGCTGACACGCTGAAGTACGATCACGCTACTAAGCGCTTCCAGCTGGTGAGCATCGAAGAGGACGGATTGACGCTCCCTGAGCCTAGCACATTCTACCCAGCCGTGGGCGACAAGTACGCTGTCTTCGGTGTCCGCTTGCCAAGTGAGTATATCGCCTCGGCAGAGGAGGAGCTGATGAAGAGCGCTGTTCGCTACCTCCACGAAGAGCTACGACCTAAGGTGACCTATAAGGCTGAGCTGGACGGCATCTATGCTCAGAAGAATTGGGGGAGCATAGGGAGTAAGCTCAATCTAGGGCAGTTCGTCCACCTCACGGACACGAGCCTAGGGGTAGATGACAAGGTGCGCATCACGGGTATCCGAACAAGCCTATCGAAGGAGTATAAGCCACGCATCACGCTGTCGAATAACGTGCAAGCGCCCTCTTTCGCCTCTACCATAGGAAAGCTGGAGAGCGAAGAAGTGAAGCGCTCAGATGAGATCAGAGAGGTGCGTAGAGAGAGTTCCCGATCGCTATCCCAGGCAACGGCCGTCACAGAGGGTCTTATCGAAGCCCTTAGGGATAGGTTCACCGACGGCATTAGCCCGCTCATGGTGAAGACTATGCAGCTGCTGGTGGGCGATCCCTCCCTTCAGTTCCTCTTCGTCAAGTCACCTACCTCTAGCGAGGTGGTGTCACTGGATCTATCCTATGATGAGGGGAGGGAGCTACTGAGTGTAGGCGCTGTTTTCTTAAGGCACATGACCCTAGGTATTAAGTCCGTAAGCTCTATCCACGCACTCTCTGAGTATCGTGTGTGGAAGCTAGCCAAGTACGAGTACTCGGTGCGTAAGGACATCAAGAACATCTACCTGTACGCCTGCTGTGAGGAGGGCACCGACGTGGGGCACTTCGAAGCTAGAGAGGAGGTCGTAAGCAATATGCAGGACGGGGGAATGTACTACTTCCTGGTGGGTATCCTTGGGCCTCTCCCCGATCGCTCCTTCACCCGCCTCTACGGCTTCACCGAGATCCTACCTGGGCAGATTCGAACGGAGAAGATCGCCACCCCAGACGGCACGGCCTTCTTCGACCTGCAGAGCGGGATGATCGCCTCTAAGTCTATCCGCTTTGTCTACCCCGACGGCTCGCTCCACGACTACCCCAACGACTACCTACACAAGTCGATCAGGGAGGGTAGCACGGAGATACAGGGCGGTCTAGTACTAGGCTCAATCATCGGGGCTAAGGACAACACAGGGGCGGTAGTCTCCTACCTCTCTGGCACGGCTAGCCTACCCGCCTTTGCGTGCGGTGTTACGGGCTTCGGCACGCCTAGCTACAAGGCAATCACCGAGTTACGTCACAACGGCACGGGGCACATAGGCGCTATGCACATCGAGCAAGGGGGCGAGGTAGTGACCTTCCGCCCCGAGGGTAGGGGATACACTACGGTGCGTATCGGAGGAGGACAGGCCAAGCTAGAGGATCTCAAAAGTCGCTCTGAGCAGGACAGCCGAGGGTCGGTGCAAATACCACGACAGGATCACGACCTGACGGACAAGGAGGGGCGTAAGACGGTCACGCTCCTATCTACGGCCGTGCGTGTGCTCAACGCTGGGTCTACTATGACGCTGAGCCTACCCGTGTCTATATCCGCACAAAGCTACACCAACTGGTACGCTGAGGTACATAGCAAGGTAGAGGTCTCGGTCAAGATGGAGAGCTCCACTGGTGACATCGCCTACAGCAAGTTCATCGGCCTCTCCTTCACCGAGGAGATCGACTACAAAAATCCTGGGAAGCCGGGGAAAAACTGGAAGGCAAGCCTAGAGAGGACGTTGGAGGATGAGATTGTAGGCCTACAGGACGACATCTACACCCTCAAGGTCGAGGCCTATATGTCGGTGGACTACATCAAGGACGATTTCCACCCAGACGAGTCCGCCGGGATGAGGCTATCAGCCAATCCAACAACGGGGGAGTACAGGATCAAGGGGGTCAACAGCTCAGCCCGTGAGGTGGTATTCAGCCAGCAGGGGATGAGTGTCTTCTTCGGCAAAAAACGATTCTTCTACCTCCAGGGGCAGGCGACTGGTGGTGATGATACCTTCCTCACGGTTCGGGGAAAGACCGACATGCCAGGCGTGCTCCTAGGTGGGCGTGTCGAGCCACGCTCCGTCTCCTTTGAGCATACGTGGGGGGCGAAGCGTGACTCCCTACGGGTAGATCGTATAGGGCGAGGTCTGTACAAGATCTACCACGCTATCGGTCACAAGCAGTACACCGTGGTATGTAACGCCGCTGGCAACGGAGGACACAACGCCAGCTACGTAGAGATAGAGGCCAACTACTTCACGATACGAACCAACCACGACAACGGCACGTACGACGACGTCTGGTTTTCCTTCGTGGTGATCGGAGAGAACTACGTATAGTAGACACAATAACCTATTAACCAACCTATTAACCAACTTTTTTATGACGAACTTAGAAATTCACCGCTATCTAGACTTCTCGGTCTTCGGGAAGGGAGAGCTTACTCTTGCAGGGGTCGTGATGCTCTTATGCTGGGTGGGGATACTGGTCGCCTGCATCGTAGACACGAGGTCGGCGATCAAGAGAGATAAGCGATTTGCCCGAGCGCAGGCCGTGAAGGCCATTGAGGAGGGCACGGCGACGGGTGACCTTGACGAGGTGGCCAAGCGCTTCTCCCCACGGATCAACAGCTGGGGGTTAGGCGAACTATTCGGCAAGGTCGGGTGGTACTACGGCTTCCTCATCATTGCGGCGTTTGCAGACCTCATCCTGCTATTCGTCGATGTGTGGAAGCTATTTCACCTCCCCGAAGTTCCCTACTTCTCGGCTGGTATGGCTATGGCCTTCATCGCCAGAGAGGCGCTTAGCGTCTGGGAAAACAGCCCGAAGAACGATAGGTACAACGTAATCAAGAGCTTACGAAGACTCCGCAATACCTTATCCGTGGTCTTTGACGACGAGGAGATGAAGAAGATACGAAAGGAGCTTAACGACATTGGAGGCAGTGGATTTTAACACGATACGACTATGAGCAAGTACTTTACGCTAGAGGAGATGACGCGAAGCCAAACGGCTGTGCGCCTAAAAATAGACAACACACCCAACGCGACGCAGAAGCGCGATCTCCTGCGCCTTATGGACTATCTCGACGGCATCCGCGAGGCGTTCGGCCAGCCAATCCGTGTTACCTCGGGCTTCCGTAGCTGGGGTGCGAATAAGGCCGTGGGCGGAGTGAAGAATAGCCAGCACCTCGCAGGACAGGCCGCCGACATAGTGACCAGTGGGGCGAAGACTCTAAGAGATCTCTTCGACCTCATACGCAAGAGAGGTGGCTTCCACCAGCTGATCTGGGAGAAAAGCACGTGGATACACGTTTCCATCCCACCAGAGGGGGAGTTTCCGAAGGGCGAAGTGCTCAAGTTCGACGGGCACGAATACGTAAAAATGAAGTAGGTAATCGAAAACCTCGATTATCTCTAAATCTAAACAGATAGATATATGAAGATGTGCAAGAAATTAGACAAGGGAGCTATCCAAAGAGCGGCAAAGGGAGGTGATAACCTCTTCACGGTCGTGGTCTACCTCAAGGGCGAGAAAGAGAGCCTAGACGCCCCAGAGCCAGGCGACGTGCTGGTGAGCCCCAAGAAGATGGAGAATCTAGAGATCACGATCACCAACACCGAGTGCGGGCGCACGTCTAAGCCTACGGACGTGCGCTTCGACGGCGGGATTATCACCGTTGAGCTGTCGGGAGAGCTGACAAACGGGCTAGGTAAGGGCGTCTACCGGCTAGACCTTACGTACGACGAGCCCAACAGCCACTACGCCGACGGCAAGCGACACATAGCTCTCTCTAAGGTGCTCTGCAACGTGGTAGACCCCAAGGACGCTACCGAGCCTATGGCCGCCGAGATACGCCTAGAGGTGCAGGCCATGCTCAAGGGAGACAAGGGAGACAGCACCTACGAGTGGGCGGTGAAACAGGGGCTTTGCGCCACGCCAGAGCAGTTCGTCGAGTTGTTCAGGGGGGCGACGGGTCTGAGCGCCTACGAGCTCTACCTAAAGACGACCGAGGATAACCCAAAGCTAACCGAGCAGGAGTGGCTGAATCAGAACAACATCTACGGGGGGATTCATCGAATCCTCAGAGGAAAAAACGTACCTATGGAAGGGAACAAACTAACTGGAGAGAAGCTCATCGAGCTGTATGAAACGACGGCGCAACTAGCGTCCGCCCTTAGATCTAAGGATATCGAAGTGAGCGAGGCCGAAGGGCTGGCTAGCTTCGTCGACAAGGTAAAGGCGTACGCTCCTGTGCGTATCAACCTATTCACAGAGGGCCAGCTTAAAGGCTGGGAGCAGACCAGCTTTGGCAAGTCTGTAGAGATCTACGATCAATGGGGTAGCCCTACTCTTAAGAGTATGTTTGAGGACAACAAACGTCTCGAAGAGTTCCCTTCGATCATAGGGGCAGACAGAGTGGATAGCATCGAGAAAATGGCGAGTGGCTGCGATGTCCTACGTGGAGAGGTAAGGCTGCCAGACATGCCATACGTCACTAGCGCCTATCAGGCGTTCTCAGGATGCCACCAAATAGAGCGGGTAGAGATTGGCGATCTCCCTGAAAATAAGTCGATCTCTATGGCATTCATGCATTGCGGTATGTTAAAATACGCCGAGTTTGGTGCTATGCCAAAGCTAAAACAAGCAGTGCGTGTATTTCGGGAGTGCTCCTCTCTAGAGCGTGTGGTATTTAAACACGGGCTGGCGGCTGAGGATATCGGCAACTTGTTCGAAAATACGAGCTCCTTGGTCGAGGTCGAAGGTGTGATCGATGTAAGCAACATTACAGATCTTGGTAACATCGTAACTGGAAGCCCTAAGCTTAAGGAAATTAGGATAAAGGGGCTTTGTGACGACCTTTATCTCTACCAGTCTCCCAATATCAGCCTGGAGTCCCTCCGCTACCTGATCGACAACGCTCAGACGGTTACTGGCAAGAGTATAACCATCTCCTCCAAGACGTGGGACTCGATCCCCAGTGCCGATCGAGATGCACTGTGGGACGGCGCACAGGCTAAGGGGTTCGTGATCAAGGCTGAATAGTCCATCCCTAGCAGGTACTAAACAGAGAGGAGGCGGGGATCACTCCCCACCTCCTCAACACTGAATTTGAAGCCAACCACGGGGATAGCCTCCGTGTTGGTTGCTCAAAGATAATCAAAAGATATGGGAACGAAAAGAACGAAGCTGAAGATCCTACTGCTCTCTATCGTGATCGCCATACTGCTGTTCGTCAGCTTCGGGTGCGGGGCGAAGAGGCGGGCGGAGGTAGTCGAGCGAGTAAGGGATAGCGTACGCACCGAGGTGCGCTACCGCACAGAGTGGCGGAGGGATACGGTCTACATAGAGATACCCAAACAGGTAGCCGAGCGAACGGCAAAGGACACGTTGAGCCTACTGGAGACAGACTACGCCCTCTCTGTGGCACGTATCCTACCGAGCGGGCTACTCCAGCATCGGATAGAGAATAAGCCCCAGAAGCGCCCGCACGAGGTCGCTACGCCTATTATTTACCGAGACAGCATAGTCTACAGAGACCGAGACAATACCCGTATAGAGGTGCGCAAGGAGCGCCTACCGCTAACCAAGTGGCAACGATGGCAGATGAGAGGATTCTGGCTACTACTCTCCGTCGGGAGTCTGTGGCTAGGCTACCGCTTCCGCCGTCTGTTGCTACCCTTTGCGATGAGGGTGCTGAGACTCTAATGGCCAAGACCTGTCCAAGATTTGGGCGCTTTGTGTACACGTGGAGCGGTGTATATACATGCAAGTCGCTGTAATGTAGTGTATTGCTAATGTCCAAAAATACCGCTGCAGGATGTCCAAAACCCGACCATTTGCGTGAGGTCACGAAAAAGGTTGCTGGAGTGTTTGGCGGTCTCAAAACTTTGCCTACCTTTGTGGTGTAGATGGTCGTAGACCTCTACAGCGTCCACCCTTCGGGGTGTGTGAGTAGGAACGACACTAAATAAGCGCCTAGCGCACTTTGTCGCACCTAGCAATAGGTTCGTGAATTGAAACGACAACACGAGATGCATAAGGCATTTCAACGCACTCAGCAGTGAGAGCAAATTCAAAGGCGAGCTTACGAGCGAGCAGATGTGCGTGACTCACGTCACGCAACGTCAAAAACAGAGCGGGGAAGTCTTCGGGCTTCCTCGCTCTTCTTTTGTGACACCTACGCTACTCTAGATAGTTTGGTATATCTTCGTGTTCTTTCTTACAATCTTCAAGTCTACATAGCATCCCCCTTTTATCATAGTCGCCGTCTATTTCTCTCAGGAGGGCGTACCCATCTTCGTAGATATCCATCACCCTAAAGAGTGATACTCGTTTGGGAACTCGAACTATATCCCCTTTGGCAATTTTAACGTACCTCTCTTCAAACACCTTTTTTTGTTGCATCTTTGCCATACTTACGGTGGCCTTGAATAGATCAACTACGGTTGCTTTGATTAAGTGGATGTTCTCTTGGTCTACCCTAACCATATGTTCGGAGATCTCGATGTCCCCAGAGAGCAAAAACTTATCCTGGTTATAAATGAAGCTATCTGCCAGGATGTCGAACTGAAGAGGCCCAACAATAGATTCTACCCAGCATTCACCGCCACGAATTGCCTCTATGCTGACCTCCCACTTTATTAGCACGCCTTGGGAACACATATCGCCAACGAGGTCAACTTTATCCCTGTCGATTTCACGCTTCCTGGTCACCTTGAAGACCCGATATCTGAATTCGTCTTCTATTCCGTTGATCCGCCTCACTCTATTGCTCATGATTGTAGCTGCCTTTTCGGTTGGTCTGATTAGTTTGCGCCTAGCCTCTTGCAGGCTATATCGATCTTAAATTCTCTGGTAAGTCGAATGGCTTTGCTTCTTGTTAAACTTCTTAATGATCTTTCTTCTAAGCTCTTCAAACTCATCAGCTTTTCTGCTCATGTAATCTGCTGGCGAGTACCCAGCTCTTACAAAGTACCTCAGTATGCTTATCTTGTAATTGAGGTAGGCAACGCTTGACCGATACAACTCTTTGCGCAGTTGTAGATACTCTTTGTACGTGATCTCTTTGTAATCTTTGATGCAGACCTCATCGTCACCCCCGATGCCAGCAATAACGCCTTTGTAGTATCTCTTTTTTAGGTGCCAAACGTCCGATATGGCAAACGAGAAAATTTCTGGCATTAGCCCCCATTTCGCCAAGGATACGCCAGGCTCATACTTTCTGTCTCTGTGATTGTATGAGAACCCTTCTTCAGGTGCTTCGCCATATCTGTACCCAACTATTGGCATGTCTAAGATGTCTTCGCTCTCGGTGTATGGCACTTCGGTGATGTTCATTACCCTGTCCATTGTCTTTTGCTTTTTTGAGTTAGTTGTTACGTTATGTAAGCAGGTCGATTGACCCATCTCACACTGTAAAAGTAGTACAAATTTTTGTACTTGCAAAATCCGTGGCAAAAAATTTATGCTGGCTCAATCGGTGTGCTATTAAAGTCGGTTCACGTGGTGTCGATTTGCAGAGTCGAAAACTATAGCTACCTTTGTAGAGGTTCTAGTGCGGTTTATTGTCTCCGCCTAGTATCAGTTACGTTATATGATAAGCCCCGAAGGATGAGATCCCTCGGGGCTTATCTCTTTTATTCGCCGAACACCAGGGCGAGCACTTGGGCATTGATCTTATCTACACGGCTGTAGTCCTTACGTATGTACCGCTCTGTCACTCGGTGGGCGGACGAGTGATTGAGGCAGAAAGCGACATCTTCCTCACTAGCTCCTACCTCATTTCGGGCTATCGTTGCCCAGCTGTGGCGTAGTGCGTAGGAGGTCATAGCTGGGAGCCCAGCTTCTATGCACAGCTTGGTTATTCCGTGTGATATTTGGGTTGTGCAGGCGTGCCGTTCGTAGTATCGTGCTGAGAGATTAAGCAGGCATCCATCACGTGCGCCCTCTTTAAGGCGTGCGAGTGCTTCCGTTGCCTCTGGTGGTATGCAGACCTCCATATACGCCTTATCGCTTCGCTTGCCCCTTGTTTTGGCTCTGTGGTAGCATATCTTATCCTGCTGGAGGCTCTCTGTGGTTAGTTCGTAGAGGTCAGCCACGTTCATCCCAGCGAGGCAGAAGCTAACACGTGCCACGTCTTGGGCGTAGCGAGCTTGCCTCCCCTGGGGGGCGAATGAGAATAGCGTGCGGATCTGCTCCACGCTCACGCTCCTCTTCTCGGGGGTGTCGGTGGATGGTATCTTGAGGAACTCAAAGGGGCGGTTAGCTACCCGAACTACCCCTCTGTCGTAGTCGTTATATTCCTCCATACCGGCGTTGAAGATAGCCTTTAGCAGTGTCGGGTACATATTCTTCGCACGGGAAGTCCCTCCCAGGCTTTTCTCTATCCAGCTCTTCAGACTCTTAGAGGTGACTTCGGAGAATAGTAGGCTATCCTTGCCTACGTACTTGAGGTAGCTATTCAGTGCATATCGGTAGTTATCGGCACGCTTCACCCCCTTCTCTGAGAGCGAGCGAATGTAGGTGTCGGCAAAGTCCGTGAAGGAGATCCCTTCATCCGTCTTGCCCGTGATGAGGTTCACGAGCTCCTTTGCCGTGAAGCGCTCTACCCTCATCCCCTGTATTTTGTCGTAGTAGACGCAGATTATTGCGGAGGCCCTCATGAGCACACGGGGATCTGTTACCTCGCTCTTCTCGTTCACTCCTCCATCTTGCACGACTAGGTCGGTTTTTATGTAGGCGAGCTCTCGCTTATGAGTGCATAGGATGTAGACGGAGTGAAACCCGTTGCTCCTCCGCTTCCTTATCTTGGCTTTGAACGTTGGCATATTGTAGGTGTAAGCTGTGGTGTAAACAAATCAGGCTTATTGGGGATGTTTTTACGTGTTTTCGTCCCCATTGGAAGGAAAAATAGCGGGTTAGTCACCTCTCTTGGTAGGCTTCTAATCCGCTATTTTTCAGTTACTTATATTTCGTGGTCCCACTTGGGCTTGAACCAAGGACTCCCTGATTATGAGTCAGGTGCTCTAACCGACTGAGCTATAGGACCAGTGAGCTGTGACCGCAGTCACGGATAGCTCCCCTGCGATGTACTTTTCGCTCGGCAAAGGTAGAGATAATCAGCTTATCAGCCAAATAGGTCGGCATCGCTACCAGAAGCGATAGACGAGAGCCACTGCCCCGAGCGAGCGTGAGGGACGCTGGCTTGATCGCTGTGCCTCCCGCTCGAGGCGTCCCTCCAGCATCCAGTGTCGTGAGGGGCTGTAGCGTAGGCGTATCATGATCTCTAGCCCTCGTCCATAGA